GGCCCGGTCGTTCGCGGCTTCACGGCCAGCGTCCACGGTGACGCTCTTCGGGGTCGTCCAGGACACTTGGTTCCACTGCGGGTCGTCAGGGAGTTCGCCGGCGGCGATGGCCTGCCCGATGATGTAGCCCCATGTCGGGACGCAGAACTGCTCGATCAGGATAGTCTGATACTTGGAGAAGACTCGGCCGGCCTTGGCCGTGATGAGGCGTACGGTGGCTCCGCCGAGCTTGGAGGAGTCGCCGACGAACTCGTAGGGCAGCACGCCCATGGCGATGTCGCGTTCGAGCGCCGCGAGGAAGCCGGTGAAGGTGGCGTTCGGGCGGTTGCTCTGGAAGGACGTCATGTCCTCCCCGGGCTCGAGGGCGATGAGTTTGCCGCCCATCGTCGAGGCCACGTTGGCGTACGACGAGCCGTTGGCCGCGCCGAGTTCGCCGGCCATGTCGGAGTCGATGGTGCCTCCCGTCTTCTTGATGACGCGGGTCACGTCGCCGTTGTCCTTCACGGCCTGCTTCTCGAGGGCCAAGATTTCCATCTCGTCCTGGATGCTGTTGATGCTGTGCTGGAGAAGCGGAACGCCACGGGCGCCGGACGCGTACTCCTGGTCGACTACCATCATCATGGACTGAGCCAGGATCTGACGCGACGAGCCGTCCGAGCGATATATGTTCACGGCGATGTATTCGCCATAGGGACCGAACTGAATGCCGTCGTGCATGCCCTCTGGCACCTTGCCTTCGAGGGGGTCGCCGACGCGGTGGGCTTCCATCAGCTGGAGCTTCGCCTCGCCGTTGGCGCTACGCACCTTGGCGGCGAAGGAGTCGCCGTCGCGGATCATGCCGCGCAGCAGGATGGACTGAGCCTGATAGAACGAGAAGCGGTTCGTGATGTCGATGCGCTTGGCCTTCTCCGCGAAGTAGGCCTCGTACGTCTGCTGCATCTCCGGCGTCGACGCGTGGCTCTGGGGCTTGATGCCGTCGCCCACCGTGTAGAGGCACATATCCGCAAGGATCTGCTTGAAGAGGCCGGAGTTGCGCTCGGCCCAGCGGCACTTGCGGACCATCGCCAGACGGTCGTAGGGCGTCAGGTCACGACGGAGGTCGCGAGGCTCGGCGCCGTAGGCCGCACGGCGGGCACGGGTCACGCCGATGCTCTGCCAGTCGCCGTAGGAGGCCTGCGGCTTAGGTGCGGTCGGCGTCGCCTTCTTCGGGCGGAGGCTGACGGTCGGGACGGTCTTCTTGCGGGGTGCCATGGAAAGTTAGTCCTGGCGGTTCTGCCAGTCGGTCGAGATGACCGTCTTGCGGGCGCCGTAGGTCGCCGGGTCGAGGCGGCTCAGGGCGAACATGGCCTCCGCAAGCATCTCCTTGGGAGGCATCGCAAACTGCTTCGACGCGGACGAGCCCGAGTCCGAATAGGACATCAGGGTCTTGCCTTCGGTGATCATGGCGACCGCCTTGGCTTTGATGTCGAGGAGTTCGCACTCCGTCAGTCCGATGAAGAGTCCAGAGGCCATTTATCTTGCCCCGATTGGAACAAAAAGGGGGTTGGCCGCCCAGCCCACGCCACAAGCTTCTTCCTCCTGCGACACTAAACGGCCAACCCTTGAGGAAAGTCTGCCCACGTTCAGGACGGTTGCAAGTCGGTTTCGGCGGTTTCCCTTCCGGCGATACCCCAGCGGACGGCGGCCAGAAGGGCGAGGATTTCGCAGTCCATGGCGTGGTTGTCCCGTTTGCCCTGCGGGAGTATCCATTGAGGCTTGCCCGTCCGGCGGTCCTTGATGCGGACTTCGGCGTTCAGCTGCTCGACGTATTCGGGCGTCGCGTCCAGCGCATAGGTCCAGACCTTGCGGGCTCGCAGGCCGTGCAGGAGGTCTTTGCCGGCCGTGTTCGAGTGGACGATCAGGGTCGCCCGTTGCGGGATGCCAGGGACGACGATGAACTGCTTCTCCGAGTAGAAGCGGCGGGTCGTGTTGCCGGACTTGTCCGTGACCGCGAAGTCGTCCGAGCCCGACCCCTTGGCCGTCTTCCAGTTGCGCTTGGCCGTCTCGCGGTAGACCTCCTGCGTGTTGTCGCCTGAGTCGACGAGGACGAGCGCATGGTGCACGCCGTGCTGCTTGGCGAAGGCCTCCACGTTGCCCCAGGTGTCGATGCGGGCGAAGGCCATCAGGCGACTATGCCCAGTCTTCGCCCACCTACGGACAGTGACCCAGAAGTGACCGCGCTGCACGTCCACGCCCATCGTGCGGAAAGGGATGCTCCCAGGCACGGCGTCCTTCTGGTCGACGACGCGGGCCTTCGGCGTGATCGCGGCCTCCGCGTCCCATGCGTCCGACATCTTGTAGTTGGCCGCCTCCGCCAGACTGACCATCTCGCCGCCCTCTTCGCTCCAGGGCATGGCGAGCCGCTTCTGCTTGAAGATGCGCCGAGGCTCCTCGTCTCCGTATTGGTCGGCCGACTCCTTGGCCTTGAGCATCAGCACGCCGAGCTCGCCCCAGCTCATTGACGCAAGGCTGTTCCAATGCAGGCCGATGTGCCCTGAATTCGCAGCGACCGACGTGGCCACGAACGTCCCCTTGGAGTTGGCCTCCAGACGCGTGGCGTTGTTGTCGGGCAGGAGCGCACGGCAGCCGGCACATTCGTAGGTCGTGCCCACGCTGACCTTGTGCAAGTCCCACGTCCCCGTGGCCTTCGCGTCCTCGGGGAACCTGATCTGCTCCCAGACCCAAGGCTGGAGGTGGTCGCACTTCGGGCAACGGAAGTTCCAGTCGCGCTGGTCGGTGGACTCGTGCAATTGATGGAACTCGTCCCCTGCCCGTCCGCCCTGCGACATGAAGATGCGCTTGCCCATCCAGCCGAAGGCGGTGACGCGCGCGCTCAGTTCCGCGAGGTGTCCGGCAGGCGCCATCCAGCACTCGTCCGCGATGGTGTAACGCAGTGACAGTCGCTGGAGGTTCGCCTCGTTCCAGATGCCTCGGCAGTAGAGCGTCATGCGGTCGAAGTCTGTCGTCGTCGACCTGTCGAGATCGTCGGCCGAGATGCGGGCCTTGACCGGCGGACAGTTGTTCCAGACCGGGCGGAGGTAACGCAGGGCGAAGTCCTTGGCCTCGGGGTCAGTAGCCTGGAGGACCATCGTCGGGCCGGGAGCGTTCGCCACGATGTGGCACGTCAGCAGGCGGGCGAAGAGAGACTTGCCAGATTGGATGCTGGCAAGGACGGTCAGCAGTTTCGTCTCGGGGTCGGCGGCGATGCGCAAGGCCTCCGCGATCCACGGCGTGCGCTCAGACCTGAACGGCCCGGGCATCGGCGAGTCGGGGATGGCGAGCACGTTGGACTCCAGCCATTCGACGATGTCGCCCGAGTCCGACGGACGCAGCACGTCCCGACCGATGCGGAGCAAGTCAGCCTTGTTCATCGGATGAGAGGTCGGCCTTCACGCGGCGTACCCACGCCTCGAGCACCTTGACCGCCTTTGCCGGGTTCTCGGGGTTACATCCTTCTGCGACATCGAGGGCTAGCTTGTCCAAGCGGTTCACGATCCGCGCCGCCATCTCCCGCATCGCTTCGCCGGCTTCCTTCGCCGAGATGTAATCTTTCGCAAGGATGAGTCGACGCTCCTGCTCCTCCTCCAGTGCGACCAGAGTCTTCAGTGATTGGTTGTACGCGGTCTGGTACTTCCCCTGGTTGGGGTCGCCCCCTTCCATCGCGGCCTGCCATACGCCTCGGGCACGGCTCACCAGCGTGCGGTGTTCCGCGATCGTGTCGGCCAGCGTCCCGTCGTCGAGCTGCGCCGGCGCGGCCTTCGGAGCCGCGGCACGTTGCACGTTGGCCCGGGCTTCACGCCACGCCTTCGCCGCTTCGATGCTGTCCGTCGGCATACCCTCCCTGCGTAGCACGCTGATGCGTTGCGCGGTGACGCCGAGCGCCAAACCCAGTTCTGAGTTCGTCAAAGCCATGGTTTGTTAAACGGCCTCTTTTCGCTCACGGCCCTTGTAAAAAAGAGCCGTGGTGTCGGGCCA